TTTGCAGTTATCACAGACTACATTAAAAAAGGCGATGGACACGTGGAGAAAGTATTACGGCTGGGACGAGTACGACAAAAACGATAATCCGTCTGGGTTCTATGTTATTGATAAGAAACCGCCAGCACACTTTCGGAAGTTCACACGATTAAGGAAATATAATAACACTATTTCGTTTAAAAATGGAGCGTTATTATTTACTGGTTCTCTGGATAATTATTTAGCACACGACGGAAAGGAATTTGCGTGGGCGCATTTGGACGAAACAAAGGACACGAAAAAAGAAGCGGTTACGCAGGTTATTTTATCCAGACTTCGACAGGCTGGTTTGTATTACAGGGAGGAAACGGACGACATGTACTGGATAGATGACAAAAAGGAAGCGAAGAAACAGGGTTTAACTGCATATAATCCGTGTTGCATACATACAACGCCAGCACTGGGAGGCGTGGACTGGATTATCGACCTGTTTGGATTGGCGAGGCTCGAACCTGTGATAAGTAAAACACTGGCAAATCCAGACGATTATTTCTACTACGTGAGGAAAAACGTTACTGTGGTTATTTACCAGACTTACTGGAACGAGGCAAATTTGCCAGAAAACTACATAACGAATGCGAGGTTAAGACTTACAGACGAGGAGCAGAAAATATTTATCGAGGGAAATCCTTTTACAAAGACAGGAAACGAGTATTTTCCAGAGTTCCAGAGGTCGAAACACGTATTTGATAATATCCGTCTGGACTTTACAAAGCGAATGCACGTTATGTACGACTTTAATGTTATGCCGTACATCACTCAAATAGTGGCGCAAATTGATAACGTGATAAAATTCTACAATAAAAGCACAGGCGAAAAAGTAGAGTTTCTGGAGGGGGGCGAGGTAGGATTTGAGGCGATTAATGTAATGCGAATAAAGATATGCCGAGAGTTATGTAAAAAGCCACCAGAGAACGAAACAGAGCAGGCGTGCGATGCACTTGGTTTGTGGTTAAAGGAAAATGAATTTAGTGGCGATATTGCTATCTATGGAGACGCAAGCGGTCATTCCAGAATTACAGGACTTGCAAGCCTTACGCAGTATAAAATTATAAAAAGGATTTTGTCAAAATATTTCGCAAATGACGTTCTGGCAAAAAAGGCGAATATATCTGTACTGCAAAGAAAAAAATTAATGAATAGAATATTTGCGGGAAAATTTCCAGAAATAGAAATTTATATCGACAGTTCCTGTGTTTTGTCTATTCGAGATTTTGAATTTCTGAAACAGGACGTAAATGGAAAATTTAAGGAAAAGGAAATCGACAAAGCCACAGGCAAAGCATACGAGAAAATCGGACACACGTCAGACGCTATTGAATATTTTATTTGCGAGGTTTTGCGTAATTATTTGAAGTTTATAGACTAACTGACAGAAAACGAGTAAATTTGAAAAATCTAAAATTTATAAATAAATGGACTTTACAAAGCAAATTTTAAGAGCCGTTACGCTGGCAAAGACAGAGCAAGCGCATAAGAACCACGGCAGAGTAAAAGACCTCGCAGACGAGTATCTGGCAAACATTACAGGCGAGGGAATAGAAAAGTATTTGAAACAGTTTGTCGTTAGAGAAAGCGAGCAAATGTTTAAACAACGAGTAGCACAGACAAACTCTATTAATCCAGCAGTCGCAAACTCATTAATGAAACCTTTTTACAAAGTTTCCAGAAATAACAGCGTGGCGAGAGCGTATGATTTTAAGGACGAGAAAATCAATAAAAAGGTCGAAGTAATGTTGAATGACTTTAACGGAGACAAAATCGACAATACAGCAGGATTTGAAACGTGGCTAAAAACCAGATTTGTCGAGTTATCATTTGGCGACCCAAATGGTTTTATCGTTATAGAGTGGGACGCTGTGGGCGTGAATGAAACAATAAAGCCGAGACCGTTTGAAGTTTCCAGCCACGAAGCAATAAACTACGAGTATAAAGGAGCGGAGTTACAGTGGTTATTTGTCAAAAATGCGATTAAATTCTTTAAACTGGTAGGAGGTAAGACCACGGCAGAAGACGGAGTAAAATACACCCTTTACGGAGTTGGTTATACTGTCGTACTGGAGCAGGTAGATAAAGCGTACAGGGAGGAAAACGGATTGATTTTGGCAGGAAACCAAACTTACGTCGAGTTTAATAAAAACACGTTCCTACAATCTACCTACGAAACGAAACTTGGATTTGTTCCAGCGTTCCGTATTGGTTATATAAGGGATTTAGCGACAAAAGGCGATAGTTTTGTTAATCCTTTTCATTCTGCAATGCCGTATTTCAGAAAAGCATTGAAAACAACGAGCGAACTGGATATAACTATGACAGGGCACGTGTTTCCTCAAAAGTTACAGTATTTACAACCGTGTCAGGGAGCGAGTGCGACCGAGAGTTGTTTTAATGGTAAAAATCCGACAGGGGGGACGTGTTCTGCGTGTAATGGTTCTGGATTTAAGACTATAACCACAGCACAGGAAGCGATTTATTTAAAAATGCCAGAAAGTAAGGACGAAATGATACCGCTAAACGATATTCTGGTTTATAAAGCGCCTCCGATTGAATTGGTAGAGTTCCAGAACAAATACGTTAAGGAATTGAAACAGGAAGCGCATTTGGCAGTATATAACTCGAATATGTTTATTACTCCAGATATACAGTCGGCAAAGACAGCCACGGAAGTCGATAGCAATATGGAGGGAATTTACGACGCTTTAGAGCCTTTCACGGAGAAATACAGCAAAATTTGGCGATTAGTGGTTTATACGTGTGCGGTTCTGGCTGGTTATAATGAAAATAAGGACGATTTTAATTTAATACATCAATTTCCAGCCGACCCAAAACTAAAAACAATGTCGTTGCTATTGCAAGACCTCCAGTTGTGGTTTGATTAAAGAGCGCCATCGTTCACGAGGGACGTAATCAATAATGATATAGCGGAGATAATTTTTACAGGGGACGACGAGGCACTGGAAAAGTATAAAATCCGACACAAATTTTATCCGTTTAATGGTAAGACTACCGACGAAATTAGTTTGCAATTATCCTCGCAGTATGTTTCAGAGGAAACGAAAATCCTGTATTCTAACTTTGAGGCGATTTTTACAGAAATAGAAATTAACGACGAAAAATTCTACCAAAAGAAATACAAAGAACAAAGGCAAATCGTGGACGAAATAGTGCAGAAATGGAAAGACGAAATTTTGAAGTCAGAACCGATTGCGATAGACTTTGGTAATTTGGGAGGTTCTGGAAGCCAAAACCAGAACCAGAACCAAAACGGAGATAATGCAGGAAACCAGACAGGCGACCAGAACGCAGGAACGAACCAAAATAACGACGGAAATCCTCCAGCGGTAACAGAATAAGGAAACCAGAAAAACGTCTAAAAAATGACAGAAAAGGACTTAAATAAGTTAGTAAAACAAAGGGACGATTTAATCGCCTATGTTAATAGAAATCTGGAAACAAAGATAAAAGACGGACAGCGAGCAATGCTGGATATTTTTTCGAGAGGTTTTGCGGATCTTCTACAAACTGACGAAAACGGAAAAATTCTTAATAATTCATTTAACAGGAATTTGATTACCAGCGTAGATAAATTGTTCGCTGACTTTGGTAAGAAAAATAACGTTGAGGTTCTGGCGTCTATGGTAGCAGGCGTAAACTCTATTCTGGATTTTAATAATGATTATTATTCGTTTGGAGCAAAGCCAGCCGAATTATTACCACTCAAAAAAAAGGTAATAGAGCAGACGAGAGGCTGGCTGGGAATAGACGGAGGAACTACGACAGAGAACGGCTATTTATCTACATTGATAAAAAGTGAAATCGTTAAAAACCAGATAAAAGATTTTGCGTTAAAATCAGTTACAGGACAGCAGGGGTGGGCGGACGCAAAACGAAACCTCCAGACTTTAATCGACGGAGATAAGGACGGCAGTCTGGGAGCGTTGCAGAAATACCATAGAAATTTCGCTTATGATTTATTTTCGCAGGTAGATAGAGCGACAGCCAAAACCTATGCGGACGACCTCAAATTTGAATTTGCTATTTACGAGGGAGGATTAATAGAGACGAGCCGTGAATTTTGTAAAAAGCATAACGGAAACGTTTATCATAAATCGGAAATAATGGAGTTCGACCCAAAAGTCGCAAAACAGCCAAATTACAATCCGTTTACAGATTTGGGAGGTTATGGGTGCAGGCACACGTTAAACTGGATTCCGAACTCGCTGGCTTTTATAATGCGTCCAGACGCTAAAAAGTTTGTGCAGGGAGCAGGTGCAACGCCTCCAGAACCACAGCCGAAACAGGTAGAGCAAAAACAAAAGACAGAGCCAGCAAAACAAACAGAGGGAAAACAAAATAAATTTTCTCACGTTACAAAGCCGAAAGACTTTAAAGACGAGGTTAAAAATATGTTTGGAATAGCGAAAAAGGTTACGTTTTCTGGAGACGGTTACGATA